ACCAGCAGCAGTGTAGTTTGTTCCTGATACCTCAGCAGTTGTAGTATACGCAGTAGTCGCAGCACCCATTGTTGCTGAACTCGTGTACAAAGCTAGTTTAAAAGAGTTGCCTCCTGAAGCTAAAAAGTTATGTTTAGCTTCTAACAGTTCTTTTTTAAAACTAGTTGTTAGTGTTGATGTAATTGCCATTATTTTAACTCCTTCAATATTGTTGCTAAATCTTCGTGTCCTTGCTCTACGAGAACATTTCTCATGGTGCAACGCTCACTGCTGATCGCTTCTTTAATATAGTATAATATTGTATTATAAATAGCTAGTCTGAAAGCCTCTGCTTGTAGCTTTATATGGGGCTCTGCATTATCCGATATACTACAAATTCTAGCCGTACATTTTTCTGCCCAAAACTCTACTGGGTGCCCTCTATTAGTCTGAGTCACAACCTCTATTGCACCTAGCCCACCTACTGTATCTACTTCTATCATATTAGTACCTTTTTGCTTCGGGTGGCGTGTTAACTGTCATAATAACTTCACCCTCTTCCCTGTGCTTTTCTTTCATGAGACTACTGTATTCTTTAAACCCCATATTAAAAAACTCCTCATCTTCATCTATTAGAATTAATGTTGGATCCTCAAGACGATGATAGCCGTATAATTTCTCCTGGATTGGAACATCAGTATCTAAAAGCCCCGATCTAGGAGCAACACTTACTACCATTCCGTTTTCTATACACTTAGCTAACCAAAACTCTACACAGGATCTCCCCGCCTCAGCAAAATGTAAATTACCTTTATAGGTAAAATCTATACCAAATAGATTTAATTTAGCCACTTTATTATATAAAGCAAAAGCAATAGCGAAAGGAATTGTATTATTAAAATAAGAACATTTCGTAGCTTTAACAACATCAAGTAAAGGGTACTCAACTAAGCCCTGACATCTTTCGTCTAGTTGACACGTATAGATAGGCCCGGGGTGACTTTTAATCACATCAACCATAATTCCTGTTTGGCTACCCGCAGCATCTGAGTCTAAAAACCTAGAAGCTGGGTCCATCATAAACACTCTATCGCAGTCAGTTATGCCTGCCATGGCATTAATACCCCAAACTTCAGTCCATTTCTTACTATGAGATTTAGCTAAATGAAAGTCTAATTGGCTTTCGCCCATTGCAACCAAAGCAATTTCTGCTCCTTCTAAGGCTTTAATTTGACTCACGTAGTAGGTATTCTAACTTGATCGTATCTGTATTGTGATTGTGTTCCAGCGCCTTCGCTAGTATTTCTAAGTCTATCTAAAGCGTCTTGAAATCGTTGTTCATACCCACCTATCTCAGCAGGATCCATTTTTAAAAATGTCCCCGCTTCTACTAAAGATCCATAAAGCATACAATTAATGGCGTTTTGAGATAACCACGTCGTACCGCTATCACTTCCAGCCGTTAAAGAATTAGGCCTGTAAAAATAATGTAGTTCAAAAGTAAAGTTAGCATTTGGTACAGGAGCCAAGATAAACGAATCACTGTCAAACTCTGCATAGTATTTAGGGGACCCAGTGTCGGTTGATACTGTTTCGTAACTCCGCATAAAACTAACTTGTTTTAGTAAAAGATAATTATAAGTATTACTGGTAATTGTAGCCAAGCTGAAAGGAGCCAAAAAATCTGTGGGCATTGCTAGATAAGCTGTACCAGACGTTGCTGTACCCGTTACATTCTTTTTAAAATTATCTAACCATACATTTTTTAAGATTCGTTCTTCTGTTTGTAGAATAAACGTAGGCAACGTAGCCACAAAAGTAGTTTCAGAAGTATCTACATAATTCTCTATTGCTGTTTTTAATGTGCCGTATGTAAAACTCATGATGTTGTTATTGTAACATCACCTACAGATGCCGTCATTTCAGTCGGTGTTGTTAATACTGTACCAATAATACCTAATCCAATGTTTGTGTAAACAGTAAACGCACTTGGCACTACACTTACGTCGGGTCTAGGTTGTAAAATAGCTTCTGCGTCTGGTCGGACATGAGGAGCTTCTAATTGAGGATGCTTGACATCAAAACATTCGTAACAGGCTTTAATACCGTCCCACTGCGTTTGTAGTTTTTTTAAACGAAAACGTTGGCTACATATATCGCAGATTCCGTAAGCGTATTTAGCTGCTGCAAAAGCCATTCACTACTAGCCCCCAGGGAAAGGTGGACGTGGAATAGGTTGTGGAATAGGTGGTTGTGGAGTAGGTTGTGGAATAGGTGTTGTTGGGAAAAGTCCTCCTATACCGCCGCCAGAACCGAGCTCGGGAAACAATTCATTTGTCAGGCTTTTTATTTCTTGGGTTATCTCTCTTAATTGTCTGTTCAATTGTGCTGCTTGAGCTTTTAACATTTCTAACCGCGCAAAAAGTGGATTGGGTGGTGGTGTTGGTGGTAGTGGAAACGGTGGCTGTGTTGGTGGTGTTGGTGGGAAAGGCGTTGGAATTTCCGGTTGTACAGGCATTACTGGCATTACTGGCATTGGGTCTGGTTGTGGGGGTGGCGTGCCCGGCATTGGTAATGTTGGTGTTGTAAACATCGGCGGTGTAATTGGTCCACCCCTGTTATTACCTCCGATGTATCTGTTTCCTCTTATCGCCATTTTTCTCTCCTCTATATAATCATTCTAGGAGGAAGAAAACGAGAGCTTACTGAATCTATATCTTCAGAAGCCGCTCGATCAAATTCCTCATCATAAACTTGTTTTAAAAGAGCCATTCTATCAGGGGCTCTTTTCATAGATATATAATAAGCTAATCCTGCTGTCATGCAAGGTAAGAATCTAAAAACAGTTTCCATGTTATTAGTAAAGTCTCCAGCATCTTGCATTCTAGTCAAAGCATAGTAATAAATTACATCGGTAGAATTCTCAGGTGTAGGGTATAAATACAAACGAGGTGTAATGTGTCTTTCTAAAAAGAACTGATTAGGCCTAGCCTGTGCAGTTTTATTAGGTATGTACAAGTAGTCTGAGCGACTAATTCTTTCTAACTGGTAGTCTTTACTATCACGTTGTACTACAGCAGATGTTATGTCCACTATATCCGTGCCTAAATCTTGATAATTAGTTCCTTCTGTTACAGTAAAGTTACTTTTAGTTATTAACCATTGATTAAGACCACGATTAGCCCATTCCGCTATCATTATGTTTAGAGATCTTTTAGCAGTCTCTAAATCATATCCTGTACGAAGTTCTAAGCCGCAACGTTCATAGGCTTCTTCTATAAGCTCATCAACGCTAAGATCAAAAGCTGTAGTTTCTGATGTAGCCATTTCTAGCTACCTAAGCATGAAACGCTGTCATTGTTCCAAAAGTGCTTTGTGTGTATTGAATATAAATACCAGCTGAGAAGTAAACACCATCGTCTGGCATTGTTACATCTCTGGATACCGTCGCACTAGCAACACTACCTAATTTCATCCTACTTGTCCCAGTTGGGGAAGTTGTTAAGAAATTAATTGTCCCAGCCGTAGCTGAACTTACTATAAACGTTCCTTTCAATCTTCCAGGGCCTGCAAAAATAACGTCCGCAGCAGAATTATTAACTCCTGCGGATACGTTACCAGCCGGATTACCAACTGCTGAAATACCAGACAGTGTTTTAAAATATTTGGATCCAGTAGCTGTTCCTGCATTAGCACCTGTAATCGACTCTGTTTGGGAATCCCCATTAACATCAGTCCCAGTTGCAGTAAAGGATATACCAGAGTCATCTCCAGCAGAAAGAATAGTAACTATTCGTCCTGAATCAAGAGAAACTGCACCGCCAGAAGCCAGCGCACCACCTATTACAAGTGCTGCATTATTTCCAACTGCTGCTGCTACTGATATGCCGTCAGCATCTAAAGCCGTAGTATCGGCGGTAATAAAGACCGCTTTTACATCAGAGCCTGTCATTCGACCAGCCATAATTTACTCCTACTTATATATTAAGTTTGATTAACGAGTAATCAGTAGTTACATCAACTAACATGCATGTACCAACGATATCTAAGATGTCGCTTGTTGCGGGAGCTACGCCACCTGCAACTGTTGCTGATCTCACTACGTTATGTCCAAGCACTACAGTTCCTACTGTTAATACTGCTGCTGGTCCATGCGTTTGGAACCAACCGTAAGCACTTAATGCCATATCAACAACGGGAACACCCATTGCTGCACCTGTTTCTGCTGCTGGTGCAACTACAAGTCCAGACCAAGGATCTGACATTAAAGAAACTTTAGATGAAGTTGCTACTGCTGTAGCTAATGCATCGTGGCATGTTATTACAACTGAAGGATCATCCGAATGATCGTGTACTGGATTAGACTTAATTTTTAAACATTGTCCTTCGCCCGCACCATCATTTACATAAAGATAACCACCTGCATACTGATTTAAAGTAAGGTCAGTTCCTGCTGTTTCTACGGAAATCTCATACTCACCCGCAGCAACTGCTGCTGTTGGGGCTAAGTCTTGGTGGTCAGCTTTTGTTCCAACAATGGTTTGAACAAGTTTTCCTGCTGTTAATGCAACACCACCTGCTAAACCGTATCTAAATACTCTGTCACCGTAGTAAAGAACTGATCCTAAAGGAATATCGTTGCCTAAAGAGTCTGTTATTGAAGTAGTGCCACTTGTGAAAGGGTTAATAATTGAGTCTGGGTTAGATCCCTTACCAGTAAAAAAGTCCGTAGGTGCAAAACCTAGTATTGAACTTGTTCCAGTTGTACTGCCTATAGCGTACTGACCACCTTCTCTAGTTCCGTAAGTAGTCTCTGCTCCTGTTG